ATTATCAATTTGAACAAGTATAATTATAGAAATAATGATATTATTATAAAGATTATTTGATATATATAATAATAATAAATATTTAATAAAATAATTATATAACATACTGAATAAATAAATAATAGTTAATAATAAAAATCCTTTTATCATTTAATATGATTTACAACATAATAAATATAATCCAATATTATTTAAATAAATTTCATTTGTTTTTTTATTAAGACAACGATAGAGATAATCATAAATTATTTTATCATTAGCTTATTTATAAAAGTCCAAATAGAACTATATTTAATTTTAATATTCCATATAGTTCTATTTGGACTTTTATAAAATGCTTTAATATAAAAAAGATATTTATATTCCTCATTAAAATTAATAAAATTATAAGTTGTTAGATATGTATTTTTATTTTTAATTAAATAAATATTATTATATTCATAATCTTCAAAATTTGAATAAGTTTTATAATTGAAACAAATCGAAGAATTATTAAATTTTGTAATTTTCATATAATTAATATTTCATTTAAATTTAAAAAATTCGAAATACTACCAATCATATTTTTTCTAATAACAATGAAAAGCTTCAATTATTATTTTTATAAATTTGTATTAATATCTTTATAAACATTTATAAAAATGATTAAACTAATTTATAAATAAAATTACGATGTCTTATACATTCTTTACCAAAGAGGTTTCCAACGATTACTCTTATCTTCTCCTTAGTGTTTATCACAAAGGTTGTGATAATTGCGGTTCTTATTACAAGGGAGAGGATGGAGAATATATCGTTTCGATTGTTTCAGGTGAGAAGTTCTATTCGGTAAAGGATTTCGTATTGAGCGTCAAGGGACTGGATATGGGCGATGAGTGGCAAGATTGTTTCTTCTATTATGAAGAAATGAATGATTGGGTTTCTCTTAGCTTTATTTAAGTTTTTTTGTTTTTATTTATTTTAATGATAAATAAAAAATGTATTTAATGAGAAGTAAATTTATAAAAAATTGATTTTTCATTAATAACTAAATTTCATCCGCAAAGATGGCAACGTCAGTTAAGGTATGTAATTTCTCGTGCTCGTGTGTTCGTGAAGATTGTTCTTTCAAGCATCGTATCGACGATATTGAACTTCGCAAGGAGTTTAAGAAGGTGATTGATGCTAAGTTCGATAAGAATGAACATAATGAGACTGACCCTGAAGGCATTCGTCATATCCCTTGTATCCACGGGTTCTTATGTGGAAAGGAGGATTGCGGATACAAGCATCGTTGTTCTTTCACGGGTAGAAAGGAAATCCAGAACGAGTGGTATATTTCACATCCTCGCATTCAGCGGAAGCAATTGACAGAAGAAGATGCTGAACAAATGCGGAAGTTTGTTGCGAAGTATATGATGAGTTATGAGGATGGAGAATTAATTAATCTCTTCTCAAGGCTTCTGCGTCGTTCGAAGGAGTAATTTTTTTTACTTAAATATAAATAAATAATTTAAATATATGAAAATTTTATTTTTTGGTGGAAAAGGTTGGATTGGAAGTCAATTTTTAAAATATTTAAAAAAACAAGAAAATATAATTGTTATTGAAACAAATGCTCGTGCTGATCATGATAATTTAATAAAAGATTTATTATTAATACATACCCCTACACATATAATAAGTTGTATTGGTAGAACATATTTGGAAAAGGATGATAAATTATTTGAAAATATATGTGATAATTTATATGCTCCTTATGTATTATCATTATTAGCAGAAAAGAATAATATTCATTTTACTTATATTGGTACGGGATGTATATTTAATGAAGAAGAACCAGAATCGAGATTGTTTTTAGAAACGGATAGACCAAATTTTTTTGATTCATCTTATTCGATTGTGAAGGGTTTTACAGATAGATTGATGAAATTTAATAATAATACTTTAAATCTTCGAATAAGAATGGTTATAAATTCTGAAATTAATAAAAGAAATTTAATAACAAAATTGGTTAATTATGAAAAGATATGTTCTAATTCAAATAGTATGTCAGTATTACCTACTATTTATCCAATTATATTTGATATGATGAAAAAGAAAACTACAGGAACTATTAATTTAGTAAATCCTAATTATATAACTCATAATGAAATATTAGAGATGTATAAAGAGATAGTTGATGAAAATTTTGAATGGACAAATTTTACAATAGAAGAACAGGATAAATCAAAGAGATGTAATAATCATTTAGATACTACAAAAATTAAATCATTATATCCTGAAATTCCAGATATTAAAATAGCAGTTAGAGATTGTTTGATAGAAATGAAAAAAAATATTAATAAAGTAGAAGATGGATAATTTATATGAGATTATTAATGGAAAGAAATATAAGAGATGTAAGGAAAATCAAATAAGAAATCCAATAACTCGCAGATGTATAAATAAGGATAAGAAAACGGCAAAGGATTTATTATTAAATGATAAGAAAAGTCCTAAATATTTATTGAAATATATTAAGATTAGAGAGAGGAGAAAGAAGATATCAAAATCGCCAATAGAAGAGAGTGAAAAGAGGATATATATTAATAAAAAGATAATTGAAAATATAGATAGTAAAATTATATTAGGTAAGAATTTAATAATAAATAAAAAGATAGATGGAAATATTTATTTAAGTTATTTAAATAAATATCCTAAATATGATTTTTTTTCGAAAATAGTTTTAGATAATAAGAAAAGTGAAAATGAAATAACTTATTATAAAATGACGAATGATGCGGTTATAAATAATAGATGTCCTCATTTTCCAATGTCATATGGAAATTATGATTTACATATGACGAATGATGATATGAAGATATTACCAAAATTATTAAAAGTAGATATTAATAATTCATTTAAGATAATATTAAGTGAAAAGGTTGATGGAAATTTAAGAATATTTCTTAATAATATGAATAAAACAGATGATATATATTTAAATGCGTTAGCACAAGTTTTTATATCTTTAATATTTTTTTATAAGGAGACAAAGAGTTTTCATAATAATTCTATATGGGATAATTTTATTTATAAAAAGGTGAATAAAGGTGGTTATTATCATTATGAAATAATGGGAAATGATTATTATTTGGAAAATCTAGGATATTTATGGATGATAAGTGATTATGATAAATGTATTGAATTTAAAAAATCATCAGATAAGAATTTTATGATAAAGACTGATTTTGAAAGAATTATTTATAGTTTTTTACCAACTTATAAAAATGGATTAATAAAGGATGAAATATATAAAATAACTCAAAAATCTTTAGTGAATATATTAAATATATTAGGGGTGATTAAATATTATAGTGAATTATATACATTATCAGGAATGAAAATATATATAATTAAAACAATGAATACATTGGTTAAGAATGGTTTAATAAAAACATCTATTAATAAATCATTAATAATTAATAAAACTCCTTATAAATTTAATATTATTTAAAAATATTTATTTTTATTAGAATGAAAGCTGAAGATTGTAATAAAAATCAAATCTTTTATCCTAAAACAAAGAGATGTATTAATAAGGATAGCAAAAAAGCATTAGAATATTTATTTAATATAGGAGATGATGAAATTCATAAAATATATGAAGAGGTTGATGGAAAAATAATAAAGAGATGTGAAAAACCCAAGATTAGAAATCCAGAGACAAAAAGATGCGTTAATCCAAAAAATATAAAAACGGAAAAATCAATGACTTTAGGAAAAAAATCATTAGGAAAAAAGACAGAAGTTATGAAAAAATCCGTATCATTAGGAAAAAAGATAGAAGTATTAAAAAAAGTTAAAAGGGCTTTATTACCATTTAAAAATCGGGTTAGTGCTGATATATATCATAGAAACAAATATTTAGTTTTAATGAGAAGAGAATTAAGAAATAAGAAGGAAGGTTGTATGAAGATTTATAAAAAAAAACCAGATGGGACATTTTTATATCGTATAGGAAATAGAATTATATTAAATAAGAGAATAGGTTCTAATAGTGTATTTGGAATAGTATATTTAAGTGAATTTAGGGAAAAAGAGAAGAAAATGTTTACTTTTGCGTCAAAAGTTTATGAATATGTGGAAAAAAAGGCAAGAATGGAATTGGAATTATTAACAAAGATGACGGATTTAGTAAGAATGGATATGTGTCCGCATTTTCCAATATTATATGGATATGTAATATGTGATAATATTTTAAATAATAAGGATAGTTTTGTTGAATCTAATTTAAAGGGTAAAAAAATATCACAAAATATAAGGAAATTTCCAGATTTGATTAGATTAAAACAACATTCAAAAATAATTACGACATTTAATGAATTAGCAAATGGAGATTTATGGAATTTTTTAGAAAATTATTCAAAAAATATGATATTTTTAGCAAATGCTATAATTCAGCAATTTATATCAATTATGTTTTTTAATTATCATACGAGTAGAATTCATATGGATACTCACCCTGGAAACTTTTTATATCATAAGATAACCCCTGGGGGATATTTTCATTATAATTTATTTGGTTATGATTATTATTTAGAAAATATTGGAATATTATGGGTAATATGGGATTTTGATTTATCAAAAACATTAGATGAAGCTATGGAATATTATAAATATAGAAAAAATTTAAATGATTATAAGAGAATATTAGGTGCCTATTTACCAGCTAAATATGATGGATATTGTAATAATAGAGATATAACTTTTAATAAATCATTATTAAAATTAACTTATGGAATATATGATCATCAAAATAGTTTTTTTATAAAAAAACCAAACTTTCTATCAAAAATGTTTTTAAAAAAAAAAGAGGAGGATGGTTATAATAGTAAATCTTTAAAAGAATATATTATAAATTTACCATTAATATTAAGTAGTGTTAATATAGATGGTAAAAATATATTATTAAGAAAATTACCATCTGGAGCAAAAATAATAAATAAAACCCCTTATAAAATGACTAAGGAAGAATTATTTAAATAGTTAATATAGGATGATGATGGATAAGGATTGTAAAGAAAATCAAATATTAAATCTTAAAACGAAAAGATGTATTAATAAGGATAGTAAGAAAGCTATTGAATATTTATTTAATATAGGAGATAAAACAATTCATAAA